AACCATTCTAGCAGTATGTGGTGCATTTTTCAAGACCTCCTTATGTGTATAGATTTCTCTTCTTATCATCTCCATTGCATCTACAAATCTCTGAAGTTCAACTAAAGATTCACTTTCAGTTGGTTCAACCATCATAGTATTTAAAACAGGCCAAGATAGTGTAGGAGCATGGAAACCATAATCCATCAACCTCTTTGCAACATCCTCTGCTGTGACAGGTAATGATCTACAATCAAATATACATTCGTGTGCAACTCTACCATTATTACCTTTATACAATACTTTAAAGTATGGATCTATTTTATGTGCTAACCAATTAGCATTTAATAAAGATACCTCTGTTGCTTTCTGCAATCCGTCACGACCCATCATACGAATATACATCCAACTGATAGGTAAGATAGATGCACTACCATATTCTGCAGATGATACTCTGTGAGTAACAAAAGGTGTTAGATGTTTTGCGACACCGATTGGCCCAACACCTGGCCCACCACCACCGTGAGGAATACAAAATGTTTTATGTAAATTAAGGTGACATACATCAGCACCATAATTACATGGTTTTGCAAGACATACTTGTGCATTTAGATTTGCACCATCAAGATAAACTTGACCACCATTCTCATGTATTATTCTACAAATATCTTTAATCGTAGATTCAAATACACCATGAGTAGATGGGTATGTAATCATAACACAAGACAATTCAAATGTGTTCATTATTGCTTGTTTTTCTAGATCTTTAATATCAATATTACCATCATCATCGCATTTGATAGGAACTATCTTCATACCTGCCATGACTGCACTTGCAGGATTTGTTCCGTGTGCACTCGTGGGTATTAAACATACATTTCTCTTATCGTCACCACGACTTCTATGATATTCTTGTATTGCAAGAAGACCTGCATACTCACCTTGAGATCCTGCATTTGGTTGTAATGATATAGAATCAAATCCAGTAATCTCACACAACCATCCTTTCAATTCACTAATGATAATATCATATCCTTCAGTCTGACTTCTAGGTGCGAATGGATGCATATTTGCAAACTCAGGCCATGATACTGGCATCAATTCTGCTGCTGCATTCAATTTCATAGTGCAACTACCAAGTGGTATCATGCCATTGACCAATGAGAAATCTTTCTGAACCAATTCATTGATATATCTCATCATGTTAGTTTCACTGTGATACTTGGTAAAAACATCTTGTTGTAACCAAGGTTTGGTTCTTTCTGGTATACTCAACCATTTATAATTTCCTACAGAGTCAACTACATGATCAATCGTATCACATTTGTTAACTAGATCTTGTTGTGACCATATGATTTCTTTTACCTCTTCAAGAGTAGTAAGTTCATCTAGTGTTATTATAGTGTAACCATCTTCATATCTAACATTATAACCTTCCAAAGTAAGGAAACTTTTAAATCTTATTGTGTCAAATCCCTCCGTTTTATCAACCTCCATTCCCAACCAAGATAATCCAGTCATCAAGGTTTGTCTATAAAATAATATTCTTTTTGCTATTGTTTTAAGACCCTCTGCACCATGATATGCAGCATAGAAACCAGACATGTTTGCTAGTAATGCTTGTGCCGTGCATATGTTAGATGTTGCCTTATCCCTTCTTATATGTTGCTCTCTGGTTTGTAGTGCTAATCTTAATGCTTTATTACCTTGACTGTCTATTGATTGACCTACAATTCTACCAGGTATTTTTCTTTTATACTTATCTGCAATAGCAAAAAACGCAGCGTGTGGGCCGCCAAATCCCATAGGAATACCAAACCTCTGCATACTACCAACTGCAATATCAAATCCCATTTCACCTACAGGTTGCATAAGAACCTGACATAATGGATCGACAACTGCAATCTTCATACACTTATATACATCTGCAATTCTGAGTAATGAATCATAACAATTTAATTTACCATGATTATCTGGCATTTGCACAAGAACTCCAAATGCTTTTTCAATATCTTCTAATGGAACAGATCCACTTAAATCAAGTTCTAATATTTTGATTCCTAAAGGATGAGCTCTTGTTTCTAATACTGCTAGTGTTTGTGGAAATACTTTGTTATCAACGAGGAATACATTTTTATTAGATGCACTATGTGCAAGTAACATTGCTTCTGCTGCTGCCGTTCCTTCATCTAATAAAGATGCATTCGCAACTGGTAATCCAGTGAGTTCCGTAATCAGTGTTTGGTAATTAAATAATGCTTCTAATCTACCTTGTGATATCTCTGCCTGATATGGTGTATAAGATGTATACCATGCAGGATTCTCAAATACATTTCTCTGTATTACTGGTGGTGTGATTGTTCCATAATATCCTTGACCAATCAATGTTCTTTTAACTTTATTTCTTCCTGCTAATTCTTTTAATTCTGTAAGTGCTTCATGTTCACTACACCCATCAGGTAATTTATTATCACCTCTGAGAAGTATGGAATCTGGAACGATTTGTCTAACCAATTCATCCATACTTGAAAGACCCAAATCGTTTAGCATTTGGGTCTGTTCTGCCTCTGATGGGCCTATGTGTCTAGAAATAAATTCTGTCATGAAAGTAATTCAATTCTTTTATCAATATAGGCCTTTGCCTTCTTGAGATCGGTTAACTCATCTTCTTTGTGACCAGCCCGACATACATATTTAATCACGTTGCCAGAGAAGAAATCTAATCCTTGATCAGCAATAAAATCCCATACTTGTATTTTACCACGCTGATAATGTTTTGGTGAAATTTTGTTCATCTTATAATTTGAATGTTATCATCTTGTGACCAGAGTTCGACCTTATCTCTGAATCTACCATCTCTTTTCAGAGTTTCATATCTCTTGGTTGCTTTTCGCTTCCACCAAGAGATGATGTTATCTAGGTGAAATTTATCCCAGTTCTGACCATGAACTAATTTATCTTGATCACCACGAATAACTTCACGAACATTACCATAACCATAGTCAGAGATATAAAATCTTTTCTTTTGTGTAAGACCAAATGCCATTTCAATTACAGTATTAAATTGTTGTAGTTTATTTTCATCTTTCAGAGATTTCTTAATACTAGCAATCATTTTAGTTTGCCTCTTCATCTTTTTAGATGATGCTTTATTATCTGTCAAAGGTGTATTGTTATTAAGCAAAGTAAAACGATCATGTAATTTATGAAAAACTCTATCGTGTAATAAAGGTAGAAACTTACTCTCTGTCAATCCTTTGTATCTAAAAAATGGTTTTAATCCATCATACTGTGATGCTGATGTAGTAGAACCATATAGAGATGTAGTCTCAAACAATGCAATGTCTTTCTCAAATACTTTATTGAGTGTTTCTCTTGCAAAGTGTGATACACAAAGAAGTGCAAGTAACTTACCACCAAGAAAATTATAACCAAAAGGTTGTGAAGGAACGATCACAAATCCCATAGCAGTATGACGATTCAGCAAAGAAAGATTTGCTGGTTGACCCAACCATACATTTCTTGGTTTTGAGTTGATAGTAGGAGATCCAAAACGTATGAATCCTACAATCTTCTGCGTTTTCTTTTCATATACCATCCAACGTAATTCTCTACCAGGTATATTACTTTCATTATTGTGTGACGAAACTGCTGCTAGTAAATTCTTATAGTGATCTTGAGGTAATGAATTTGGAAAACGATCTCCAACAAATCTAACTTCAAAATCCATTTCTTCTGGAGATATATCTTCATTAAAAAACTCATCCTCATCAGACATTAGAGGATTTGTTTTGGGAACAAGTTCCATCTTAACAAAACGAAGATAATCTTCTATTGAAGTAAAGTTGCCGAAGTAATTAATAAATTCATCGGCAGCCCATGTAGCATCTGCTTCACTTATCAGCATCTATTTCTTTCTCAACAAAATCTTTAGAAAATTCTCTCCAAAGAATATAATCATCAGGATCAAGATCCTTTAGATATACAACACCTTTTGTGGCTGTTGGAGGTGCAGTAAATTTACCTCTAGTTCGATAATCATTAACTAATGCTTCAACTGCTATTTCCATCCAATTGTCTAGAGATTTTGATAATGCTCTATATCCAGATCCAACATAAATTTGACCTGCTACAACTGCAACAGTTGCTGCACCCCAGAAAGAATAATACCATCTGGATTTGATTTGTGCTCTAATTTTTTCACGTTTACTCATAAGTTTGTTAGTCATCATGATCCTCCCAAGGGTCTCTTAAATCTTTGTTTGCAAAAAAGCCTTTGTATACACCAAAGGCTGCTAATAGAACAGTAATAACTGCTATGGAAATACCGAACGTAATGTTTGGATCAGCATTATAGTGGGGTATGATAGTATTACATTTTGACCAAGTACCAGGTAATGTATATACTGGTGGGCAAGAAGAAAAAATCATTTAGAATTCTCCATAAAAATAAGAACAACCATAACTCCAGAACCTAGGCCTGATAATAGCAGAAAAATGCCAATAAATCCAAAAATGTTCATTTGAATTGACACTCTACCATAATCTCAGTTAGTGCTGCTAATAGATTTATCTCCTGATCGGCTACAAATGCTATTTGATATTGATATTTTGCAATGATTAAAACAGCAGCAGGTATACTATTAGGAATTAGTGTTTCATACAGGCTATCATATAATCTACGAAGTAGCACAGAACTATCATTATCTAAATTATCAACAACCCACTTACGAACTTCTGGAAAGTTTTTGTCTTTAAGATTTCTAATCAAATCATTTACAGATACGTCTGAGAAAGTTGCAAGGATACCAGAATCAATCTTACCACCAACTGAATATCTTTGACATTCATTAAGAACTCTTCTCCAATCAGGAAAATGTTTATTAATAATCTCTGCTAAAACTGGAGTATCATATGGTATTCTTTCTATATCCAATACTTCTTGCAATCTCTTAAAAAATAATCCTGCTATCTTTACTTTTTCTTTACCCTTAATAGAAAACTCAATAACACTGCAGCGTGAATGTAACGGTTCAATAATTTTGTTTTTATAGTTGCAAGTGAAGATAAATCTACAGTTGGAAGAGAACTCCTCAATACTCGCTCTGAGAAGGAGCTGTACATCGGAAGTGGTATTGTCTGCTTCGTCAATGATGATGACTTTATGTTTTTTGTCACTCGTAAGAGAGACTGTAGATGCGAAGTTCTTTGCGTTGTTCCGAACAGTGTCAAGAAACCTTCCTTCATCCGATCC